CCCGGAAGATCCGATCTCGCATCCGCGAAATCGCCATTCCGAATGCAGTTCGCTGTGCCCGATCATTACCACTGCTCATCGGCGGGGCCGGATCACAGCTCAGCGCAACATCGAACAGGTCCGTTGCCAGCACGTCCGCGGTCCCAAACCGATCCCACCAGGCGGCAATGAAAGCACTCCAGGCAGAACCCTCACTGTCGGAAGCTGCCATCATCTCGTCGAGGTTGGTCAGGAATCCGGGGATGCCAGCAGTCGCCAGCACGCCCCCAATCACCTGCGCCCAGTTCTCATAGGAGCCGATGGTCTTTGTGCCACGCGGCTTGCCAGCGGCAATCCACGCCTGGCAGAGCGTCAGGCAGGCCGCCACGATGCGTGCGCGGTTGGCGCGGATCCAGACCATGAGGTCAGGATGTCGGAAGCCCCCGCGCTGCCAGGGGCGTTCAACATTGGCATCGAGCCGGATGCGCACAAGGCGGCGGGCCATTTCGTTGGAGAACTCGGGGTTGTTGCCCGTCGCAATCCAGAGGCAGCGGATTGGCAGACGGGTCATTTCCGAGACCCCAAGCACGCGGTCCTCCCAGAAGGGCGCGGTCAGGGCCGCGGCCACGGCCGAGCTGTCGAGCTTGGCACGCAGGTTGTCGATCAGGATCATCGAGGGGATCTGGCGCAGCTTGGCGGTGACGCGCTTGCGCCATTCCTCGTCATCGCGCCCCTCGGTCATGACGCTGGCCCCTGTGCCGGTCAGGATGGTGGCGACGGCGTCAACCATCAGCGTAGCGCCAGTGCCGGGCGTAGGCTTTTCAATGAGGTGAAGCGGCGTCGAGCCATCTACCATGGCGCGCAGAAAGCCGAGCAGCAGCAGAGCCACGACATGGGCGCGTTCTGCCTCACCGGTGAAGGGGAAGTCGCCGAAGAGGTCTTCGCAGATCAGCTCGCGCGCCGCCGCAATCTCTGCCTCTGTGGGCCGTTTTGGGACATCCGGCACAATGAAGCCAGGTGCTGGCACGTAGAGCAGCCGCGCATCGGGGTGATAGCCGGGCGTGGTGATCAGCGTGCCGGTTCGGCCAAACACTGGTGTGTTGACGATGCCGGTGAGCACCGGCAACGCAGGGTCGGGCGTGGCCAGCACGGATTTGACGACTGCGATTGGCGGCGGCGCGGGCAGCAATTCTCCCTTGGCGTTTTCGCGCACCCAGCGGGCGAGGCGTGCCAGCATGTGGCGCAGGCGTTCCTCGTTCAGCATTGTAGCGACAGGGCGGCCTTCGTCGTCGGGCACCACCCATGTGGGCTGGCCCGCAAAGCGAAACACCCACGGCGTCCGGTTCGAGGCCATAATGACGCTCCAGACCTGCGCGACTGCGCGACCCAGGTCGCCTTCATCGGCGCGCAAGGTCGGGATGGTCTCGCCGCTGCCCTGATAGTTCAGCGGCCTATGCTGGCCGATCTGCATAACGGCATCGGCCTCGGTGACGGCCTCCGCGTCCTCGATCAGCGCAGCGACGGCCTTGGCCCCATCGCGCTGGAGCATGTCATTGAAGTCCTGCTCTTCCTCCGGAGGGATGGCGATAGCGACGTCGCGGCCCTGCGCCCGCAAGCGGCGGGCGGCAGCCTCGGCTGCGCGCAAACCAGCGCCGGAAGCATCATGATCAGCAAGGATCAGCACCCGCTGTGCGGCTGGCGGCAGATCGATCTGCTCAAGCCCAGAGGTCGACAGCGTGGCCCAGACGGGAAGGTCCGGACAGGCGATCATGACTGCAAGCCCGGTCTCGATGCCCTCCGACAGCGCCAGCCGGTTGCCGGTTCCGAGCGGTGAGAGCCGCACGGCCCCGCCTGCGATGCGCCCCATCATCATTTTCGGCTTGGATACGTCCGCCTTGTGGACCTCGTTCGCGTTCTGAACGAGGTAAGTGCGGTGCAATCCGATCACATCACCGCTGCGATCGCGGACTTGCCCAAGAAGTGCGGCATATCCGCTCTTTGTTTCCCAGTGCGTAAGATCGGCATGAAACAGAAGGTCCGTCTCATCGGGCACGGCCAGAGCGCGGCCAGCGAGATACATAGCGGCGGGCGTGTCTTTGATCGGCACGGCTTTTGAGAGGATATGCGCGATATCCTGCGTGGCATCGCGCTTTGGCGCGGGTTTGGTGGGCGGCGCCTGGCGCATCGGGGCACCGGAGGACACGCCGGTCATTTCGGCCGCCTCGACGATCAGTTCACGCCCGGCGAGCCCCGTTGCTGCCTCAATGGCACTGATTGGCCCGCCGCCTTCATTACCATCGAAGTCGATCCAGTCCCCGGCATGCGGTCCGCGCAGGGTGATGACGCAGGAGCCGGTATTGCGCGGTGCGTCGCCGCGGATATTGGCCAGCCGCCATTCATCACCGACGCGCTTGCCGTTCGGGAACAGCCGCGGCACCCAGTACTCGGCCGTCTCGCGCAGACGCTGGACGATCAGGTCCAGATCATAGCGATCAGCTTGGGGCCGCGAGGGCATGGCATCGTTGAAATCAATCACGGTGGCTGTCATGTGTGGACTCCTTCAGGCAAGGATCAGGAGGCCGCGCTCGGCCCGGGTGATAGCTGTGTAGAGCCACTGGTTGCGCACCTCGGCGCAGTGACCAAAGCCGTCATCCACAACGACCACGGTGGGGTACTGGCTTCCCTGCGCCTTGTGACAGGTGATCGCGTAGCCCCAGCTGCTCTCGATGAGACCACGGCGCGTTGCCCATTCATGGCGGTTGCGGTTTGGGTCGAAGACGACGTGGTCATCGTATTCACCGCGCCAAAAATCCTGCTCACCGGCAATTGCAACGCCGTCTTCGGTCTGGATCACGGCGCGAAATGCACGCGGATTATGTGGATGTGGTCGCACTGCGCTGAGCGTCAGGAACATGCCGTTGATCAGACCCAGATCGTGGCGATTGCGCAGGCAGATGATCTTTTCGCCGGCACCTGCAGGATAATCGGCGGAAAAGCCGGCAGCAGATTTCATGGCTGTGTTGAGCCTGCGCCGCGTTGCATTCTTGCCGCAGATCACCTGACCACCGCGCAGCAGCTGCGCCGGTGCTACGTCATGGCGCGACATTTTCCAGACATCGTCATCGAAGGCGCCAAAGGGAATGGGCTCACCACGGCGTGCCATAGTTGCCAGCCTCAGAATGGGGCTATCCGCGGCCTGGCGGTGAATTTCCGTCAGCATCACATCTGGCTCACCTTTGACGAAGAACCCCTCACCGTTGACAGGGGGCAATTGCCCTGGATCCCCCAGCACGAGGATCGGCTTGCCAAAGGCCAGAAGGTCTTCGGCCATCTGAATGCCCACCATCGACACTTCGTCCAGGACAAGAAGATCAGCATCGCGCAGGTCAGATTGCGGGTTCAGCACGAATTGCGGCTCGTGAATGTGGTCAAGCCGGAGTTTCAACTGCGCAATCTGCGCTTGGGCAAAGGCCCGCTCGCTCAGCCCCATCCGGGTCAGGTCACGTTCAAGCGCTGCCAGTTCCTCGGTCACCCGTGCAATCTCTTCGGGCGATGCATCGGAATTGCGATAAATCAGGCTGTGAATGGTCTGCGCATATGTGCCATTGCGCGTCATGACCAAAACTGCCTTGCCGGTGAAGGCGGCAAAGAGCACGCCACCCAGACCGCCCGGCGTCATGGGCTCAAGGCCGAGGGCCTGCATGGCCAAGTTCGTGATTGTGGTTTTTCCCGTACCTGCGTACCCGAAAACGCGCAGGATCTGCTGCTGGTGTCGGCGGTTCAGATACCAGTCCCTGATGACCGCGATAGCCTTCGATTGCGCCTCTGAGATAATAATGCTCATCACCGCACCTCCGACCAGCAGCGCGCTGCGAAGGGGCAGAACCGGCAAAGGAAGAAATCGGCGTGGGCAGCTATGCGCGGCAGCAGATCGCCGGTATCCGCGGCGCGCAACACGTCGACCGCCTTATCCGACAGCGCCTGCGCGGCGCTTGCGTCAAACGGCACGTGCTCGTGGTAAAGCTCGCAGGTGTCCTTGTTCAGTGCGGTGAACAGCGCGGCCTCAAGCTCCATATAGGCCATGTAGATCTGCAACTGGCCGTAATAGACCGGCTTGGATACCTGCACACCCTTCTTGACCGTGTCATTCCAGCTCGACGCCTTCAGCGCCTTGTGCTCCCAAAGCACCGGCCATGGAATTTCAAGATTGGGGCCGCCAACGATGACGCCATCGACATGACCACGGATGCGGCCACCTGCGGTCTCGAAGCCGAACTGCCCGCCATCGCGCTTTTCAGTACGCAGATCAAACCCCGCCGCACGCAGCCAGCGGATGGCCAGATCCTCAAAGACATGGCCCGCCTCGAAGATGCGCAGGATGCGGCCTTCAAACTCTTTCCCCGGATCCACCGGCGTCTTGGTGAATTCATAGACGAGCCGGCGCGCACAGGCTTCGCCAATGCGGCTGGCTCCAAGATAGTCGCGCGGGCGTTGGCTATCACGCTCCGTAACAAGGGCCTTATCGATATAGGCATTGATCCGCGCCCCGAGGGGCTGCGGGTCCATAGCCGCACGTCCGTAGACAAACCCAGAATTATGGTTGAGGTCGAGCATGGCGTTCTCCGATCAAAAAGGGACTGCGCCGGCATCAGACTGGCGGCGCATCGAGGCCTGAAAGCCCTCGACGCAGGCCTCGATCAGGCAGTCGATGTCCTCAGCCGAGCGATCGAAGAAAGCCTCCATCAGCCCCATCTCTGTCAGCGCCTCCGCGAATTCTCGGCGCGCCTCAAAGATCGCGCGGGTTTCCATGTCAGTCTTGTCGATCATTCCGTGGTTCCTTTTTGCGTTGACCGAGCCCGCCGTGAGGCAGGCCATCGAGCAGAAGCGGTGATAGGGATGGCGATCCCATCGCAGCAAGTGACAGTAGCCGAAGCCGCTGGCTTCCCTGCCGCAGAGCGCGCAGGGAACACGGCGGGCGAGGTCGGCGCGGCTCACCCCATGAGCAGGTCGTCCAGCTTTTCCCGTTCCGCTGGATCGGGTCCTTGAGTCCGCCGCTGCGAGGCCAGGCCGATGAAGCGGCTGATCGCGTTTGACGCCATGCATTCGAGATCCTTTCGCGTGAGGGTGGCGATGGGGCGGTCAAGCCGCCCCCGCGCTTCCAGCCAACGCCCCATTGCGACGGCCGCTTGCCTTGTGACATGCGCCTGCCATTCATCCGGGCTCATGGGTTCAGCCATGCCGGGCCACCGGCTGGGTTGGTGGCTGCGGGGGCTGGCGTTGTCTGTGCAGCGGGTTGGGTTGCGGGTGCCGACCATGCTGGCGTCGCGGGCGTACTGGCGGGCAGCGATTGCCCCCAGGCAGGTGCCGCTGACGCTGGCGCAACTGCTGCCGGGCGTGGACGGTTCGAGGGCTGCGCCGGGACCACCTCGCCTGCCATGACCTTTTGCCATTCAGGCGCGGTGGGCAGGACCACATGGTCGAGCTTGTTGGCGTCCTTGTAGGCCGGGTTACGGTTTGGCTCGATTTGGATCTTGGCCACAAACGTGATGCCATCAAGATCAGCGAGGCCGCGCAACATGCGCTTGGCTTTCGCCGCCTCGCTCATATCCTCGGGGTTCAGCCCCAGCGCGCTGTCGATCATCGCCCGAAACTGGCTTTTGGAGATTTTCCAGCCGATTGATTGGCCTTGCTCGTCGAGCTTGCCACCTTGGACCGTGAAGTTCTGCCAAAACTTGCGCTGTGCAAACGGGCCCTCAGCCACGGTGAACTCGGCATCCACCATCCGCACGTCACTGCCGGGCTGGTTCGAGGGTTTCAGCAGCCCGCGATCCACCTCGCTCATCCCGTCCGTGCCGCCCTTGCGGATGGACATGGTCACCTTGGCGAAGGTGCCATCGGGGATCAGGTCGCCGGATTGCTGCGGTGCGACGTCATTCATGTCAAAAGTCATGGGGATTATCCTTTCTGGGTTTGGTTGATCTTGGTGAGAAGCGCGCCGAGATCGGCGGGCTCTGTCAGGTCGAGGCGACCCGAGCGGTCCTTGGCAGGCAGGCCCCAGGGATTGCCGGAACGACACACGAGGCGGCGGACCTCTCCTTTTTCGGGGTCATGGCGCCACGTAATGGCGCCGTCCGGGCCGGTTTCCGGGCTGAAGAGGCCGAGCGTCATCACCTGGTCAACGATGCCGGGCAGTTCTCTTGCTATCTTGCCGCCTTCCATCTGCGGCTGGAACGTCACCCGGTTCATGTCGTCGACGACCTTCTCTAGGATGCCGACAAAGATGACCGTTTTCCCCGGCGCGTGCTGCAGGTGCTTCAGCAGCCCG